ATGTTCGTGCGGGAGATCATTTCTCACACACTGCGCCCTTAGCTCAGCTGGATAGAGCGTCTGACTACGGATCAGAAGGCCAGGGGTTCGAATCCCTTAGGGCGCACCGGAAGTAGCAAGTAAGTGTAACCGGAAGTGTATTCACGGCCTGATCTGTGAATCCTTCCGGTTATTTCTTTGTCAGGCGTCGCGAGCGATCAGGCGCCCGCCCGCTTCGACAGACCTACGCTCTCGCCTCGCGCGGAGCCGGTAGAGCAGCTGCGGGTTCGCGGCGATCGCGTCCTGTCGGTCGAGGAGCCCGCCGAGGATCTGCAGGTATCGCGGGTACCTCATGCCGAAGCGCCGGTCGACGGCGAGCTCACGGCGGGCGATGGGTCGGTCTATCCACGTCTCCTCGAAGGCGAGGATCGCGCGTTCACGGTCGGAGAGCATGCATCTATCGGAACACTCGCCACCGACATCGGCGGGTGCTTGAATATGCTGTCGAAGACGATCAACCACCGGGGGAAGGCATCACATGGAACAGCAGCCGATCTACGAGTTCACCTCACACATCGAGGGCAAGAACGCGAAGGTGAGCGTCTACCCAGACCGGGTCGAGTGGCTGAAGCCGCGAGGCGTCTCTGGTGGCAAGGTGACCGCCGGCATCCTGACCATGGGCCTCTCGACGCTCGCGACCGGCGTGAAGAACGGCAAGAGCGGCACCGAGATGATTCCCGTGAAATCCATGTCGTCGGTCACCACCAAGCGCGACGGCCTCATGAACACGCTCGTGCAGGTGATCACCTCCGGTAACACCATCGATTTCCGCGTCTCCCACAACGAGGCGAAGCAGGTGAAGGAAGTGCTCACACAGCTCATCCTCGGCTCGCACCCCTCGCAAGCTGTCCCGCAGTCCCCCGCTCAGCCGACCGTCGCCGTGGCGGCACCGACCGACATCCCCGCGCAGCTGCAGCAGCTCGCGGGCCTCCACGCGGCGGGCATCCTGAGCGACGTCGAGTTCAGCCAGAAGAAGGCCGAACTGCTCAGCCGCATGTAGCGGCCGGGCCAGGCGCATGCTGTTCATCGCGCGCGGGATCGGAGGACGACCACTTCTGGGTGGTCCGCGAGATCGACGGAACCCTCGTCGAGACCCCGTGGCGCATCGAGCACGAGCTCGACGGGTACCGGCTTAGCCACGCAGACGACGCCACGGAGACCGCGGCGCTGTACGCGCTCGGGCCGTTCGCGACACCCGAGGACGCAGCAGCCGCGCTGCCCAACCACTGACGCCCCCACCAGACCCTGAGGTCTGAGGGGGCTGTCCTAGTCCCCTTGCTGCCAACCGAACTCGAGGAGCCACAGCACCTCATCGACTGTGAGGTCCGCATCGCCGTCACCGGCCGTTCCATTCTCGCGCTCATCCACGCCTTCCACGGTAGGCACCACACCGGGGGGCTGCACACGGGGCTTGACTGTTCCCGATTGACGCAGGCCGGTTACGCTGTCCCTGACGTCGCGCCGGCTCAATGCCTGCCAAACAGAGAAGAGCCCTCATGGGCAAGCTCACCTACGACTCGACCTTCATCGTGGACTTTGAAGACCGCACCCTTGCGCACCTTCACCTCGTCATCGGAGGGAAGCTGCGCCGAGGCGAGTCGTTCTTCTTCGGCCGGAAAGACGATCCCGCCATCGGCAATGGGCGTACCAGCATCTGGCTGCAGCCGAACGGACCGCTCGTGTTCAAATTCCACGGCAGCCGCCCGCCGCAGATCAACCGCAGGTGGATCGAAGTGCTCACTGTGTCGGCGAACTCCCCGGGCGGCCTGCTTCTGCTCAATGAGCCACGCGTCGCGGGACTGGACGCGCGGTGACGCGAACAGCCGTCGAGTAGTAGCCACGCCCGGGCGACCTCGTCTTGGCGTGTCGTCGGGGGGTCTGCCTACGATGCTGCTGCGCGGGCCGGCGCGCTCCTGAGAGAGGAGCAGCATGCCCGAGTGGCACCCGATACAGAACGCCCGAGCGTGCGAGTGGATTCTCCGCAACGGGACGTTTGATCAGCCCTACGGTGTCATCCGCGAGCTCACTTTCGGCGCCGACAAGCACACAGTCACCTGGTACCGACTCGTGACCTGGTCCCCGACATCGAGCGGCCGGAAGCTGATCGGCTACCACCAGGACCCGAAGGTGCTCGCCGAGATGGCTTGGGAACTCTACGTGAACCGCGGGTCTGAACGGCGGGCACTGCAGAACCATCTCGCCGGAACGAACACTGGACGGTGACGCGCAAGTAACCCCCGACACCGGCCGGAGCCAGTATCGGGGGTCTGAAGTAGCCTGCTGCCATGCGAGTTCGAGCAGGGTATCTGGTGGACGGTGTCGAGCAGGTCGACGAGGCAGAAGGCCCCGACTACGAGACCGCGAAGTCGCGACTGCCCGAGCGGACAGAGCAGCGCATCTGGATCACCATCGCCCGCTGACCGGGTGCACTATTCCGGTCGATAGTTCACGTCGGGACCGCGAGGGAGGCGGCTCGAGGTCCGCGCCGCGGCCCCGACTTGCTCGACAGGGTCGCATCTCGCCGTGCCGTTGTCTGCACCTCATCCGGGGGACGAGCGATGGCCGAATGTGACGTCCCCACGACACTGGCGCGGCGGGCGTAACAGAATCGAGACATCCGTCGATTACGATTCCGTCTGAACAGTGGGGGAATCACATGTACAGAACGACACGCAGTCGAAGCCGGTCCCGAATCGCCGCGAACACCAAGAGGGCGTTCCGCCCCGACATCCAGGGCCTGCGCGCCGTCGCCGTGCTCGTCGTGTTCCTCGACCACATGATCGGCTGGCCATCCGGCGGATTCATCGGCGTAGACATGTTCTTCGTCATCTCCGGCTTCCTCATCACCGGCCTACTACTGCGCGAGTACACGGCCAGCGGCCACATCTCGGCGAAGAAGTTCTACCTCTCCCGATCCAAGCGCATCTTCCCGGCCGCGATCCTCACCCTCGTGGTCACGTCGATCCTCGCGTTCCTCGTCTTCACCCAGCAGCGCGCCATCGCGATCACCTGGGACTCGATCTGGGCGTTCCTTTTCACCTCCAACTGGAACTTCGCCCTGAAGGGCACCGACTACTTCCAGCAGGACGGTGCCGTCTCACCGGTGCAGCACTTCTGGTCGCTGTCAGTCGAGGAGCAGTTCTACTTCGTGTGGCCATGGCTGCTGCTCGGCCTGCTAGCGCTGTTCGCCAAGTTCGGGAAGATGACCGAACGACGCACCCGGCTCATCGCCGGAATCAGCGTCGGAGTGATCGTCGTCGCATCGTTCGCGTGGGCCATGCACCAGGCGGTCACCGAGCCGACGTTCGCCTACTTCTCGACGCTCACCCGAGCCTGGGAGCTCGGCGCGGGAGCCCTACTGGCCGTCACCGCTCCGCTGTTCATGCGGATACCCGGCCCGCTTCGCACCGTGCTCGCCTACCTCGGGCTCGTCGTCATGATCGGGTCGTGCTTCGTGATCACATCCGAGACTCCCTGGCCCGCTCCGTGGGCGCTCCTGCCCGTCATCGGCACGGCGCTGGTCATCATCTCCGGGATCGGGTCTCCCGCGCCGTTCTTCTGGCCCCTCACCAATCCCATCGCCGTCTACATCGGCGACATCTCCTACAGCCTCTATCTCTGGCACTTCCCTGCCATCATCTTCGGTCTCGCCCTGTTCCCGAACGCCGGGCTTCTCACCTACTTCGGCATCGCAATCGCCGGATTCGGAATCGCCATCGCGGCCTACCACACGGTCGAGAAACCGATCTGGCGGTCCCCGCTGTGGACGTCGCCCGTTTCCAAGCGAGCGGCGTGGAAGGAGTGGAGGATGGCCTACGTCCCTGCCATGCAGCGGGGCGCATTAGCCGGCCTGGGCATCACGACGATGACTCTCGTTCTGCTGGCAGTCCTCCCAATCCTGAACACCCAGCCCTCTACCGCACTCGGGCCGGCACCGGTCTTCGGCACCCAAGCCGCGGAGGCCGAACCCGACACAGCGGTCACAGCGCTGACGAAAGAGGTGCAGCAAGCCGTCGGCGACTCGGCGTGGCCCGCGACCCTGACCCCCAGCGTCGACACCATCGGACAGATGGCCCGCGTCGACGCGTGGGTCGAAGACGGATGCCTCGCCCGCGAGATGAAATCCGACGCCAACTTCGAGGACACCACCGCGCGCTGCATCTACGGCAACCCAGAGGCACCGAACACCGCCGTGCTCGTGGGCGACTCGGTCGGGGTGAGCTGGGTGCCGGCTCTCGTCGGGGCGCTCGGCGACCAGTGGAAGATCCAGGTCTTCACCATGCAGCAGTGCCCCTACGCGAACATCTCCGTGAAGGGCGTCGGAGGAGGCGCCTACAGCGAGTGCGACGAGTTCCACGAGTGGACCCGCTCCGAGATTGAACGCATCCACCCCAACATGGTCGTCGCGTCGCAGATCGACAGCGTGCTCTCCAACCTCACCGAGGGCGGCTACCCCGAGCTCAACGCCGCGACGACCACCACCCTGCAGGAGTTCGCGGCCAACAGCGATCGTGTCGTCGTGCTCGGTGCCCCACTCGCGGGCAAGCCGTTCGAGGAGTGCTACACCTCGAGCGGATCACCCAACGACTGCCTGGTGCGGATGAACACCCTCCACCCCGAGATGAACGCCGCCATCCAGGCCGACGTCACCGGCCTGGGCATCCCCACTGTCAGCTTCGTCGACACGAACCAGCTGTTCTGCTCGCAGGACTACTGCCCCGCCTTCGCGAACGACATCATCATCCGTGCCGACGGCGCACACCTCACCCAGGAGTACTCCACCCGCATCGGCGCCCCGCTCGCTGAGATGCTGGCCACGCCCTGATCAGTTGTGGCGGGGCTCGAACCCGGACCTCCTAGGGCTATTGCCCTAGGACCACTTTACCGCCACCATCTCATTCGGGCGGGTCACCCTCACGATTGACGAGTGACGCAAATGCAAGTGCGCAGGCGACGAGCCCTAGCACCATGCCTGGCTTGCCGACAGCGATGGTGAGCATGATTCCCATGCACGCGATGATGAGCGCGCCGAACTGCAGCGTCCTCATCAGTTGTACCTCAGCTTGACAGTTGCCTTCTGCCAGGACACCGACCGGACCGCAGCCACCTTCGTGTTCAGCGTGAACTGGCAATAGACGCCAGTGTTGGTTGCGACTTCGGAAGCGTCGTACTTCATGGCCGCCATGACCTGATCGCCCATGAGCACGAACGCCTCACGGACGAACGGACGCCACAGGAGGGTGAAGTTCTGCGGGCGTCGGCCGTTACCGTTCGGCTTCCCGAAGTAGACCGCGCGTTCGCGGTCCACGAAGAACTGGTTTGCAGTTCCGGGGGCGTGGGTTCGGAAACGCCCCCGAGTGTTGCCGTCCACGATTTCAGCGTTCGACTGCCGGTAATCGATGCCGGCGTTCTGACCGTCTACTCCGATCTCGAAGCGGAAGTCGAACCCGTTGTCGTCGCTGAAGATCAGCCCGTGCAAGGTGAACTCGATTTCCTCGACCTGTGACACCGAGATTGCAGGGCTGAACCGTTGGCGGGCTGCGGCATCAATGGTGGCTGCGGTTTCGGCCTTGACGCGTGGCGGGTTGGTTGAGCTTGTAGCGCTCTGCACTGTAGCCGTCCCCACAAGTGTGCTGATCCATGCCGGCACTGTGGTGTCGAACATGGGAGACCACTCGGAGACGTGCTCGGTTCGGCCCAGGGGGACAAACTTCCCAGCGGGATCGCGCACGAGCGAGTAAGCGACGGTCTCGCCGGTGTAGTCGAGGTCGGGGAGGTCGATCGCATTGGGATCGGCAAACGCAACACCGAATGCAAACTCGCTCTCAGGGGTGCCGTCGCCGGAACGCCACACGAGCACGAGGCGGCCGTCGTCAATGAAGGCGTGGCCGTGGCCCGCCTCTGACGACTCCCAGTCCTGGTCAGCATCGAAGAGCTTTTGAGGTGGTCCCGCAAGGCCCCGGAAGTCCGGAGTCAAGGGCGCTGCCGCCCAGTAGGTTCGCCTTAGTTCGGCACCCTGCGCGAAAGAGGAGACGTGGAAGACGAGGATGTATCGGCCGCGCCAGAGGACGATATTTGCGGAGTTCCACTCCACGCGCCGGTTGGCGGGTAGGTACTGCGCCTCATAACCGAGTGGGCGGCTGTCGAGGACCCACGTCACCCCATCGGTGCTGTGCCAGATGGTGAAGGTGGGGTTTTCCTGGCCCTGCAGGAGGCCGTACCCGATGAATCCGTTGCCGATGTTGAAGGCGCGGAAGTAGCCGGTGTGCAGCGGTCCGCGCCAGCCGGTTTGCGCTCGCACGTCCAGGGCAATACCGCCGGTGGTCCAGTTGACGCCATCGGGCGAGAACGCAACCATCGTGACCTGTGAAGATACTGCCCCGGTCGGGTTGGCTTGCTGGTGATGCATGATGAACCGCGAGTTATCTCGGTCCCAGACGACAGATGGCGTTTCGGACTCTGTGCCGGAAGTCGCGAAGTACCAGACGGGGCCGTAGATGGTCCAGGGGCCTTCGAGATCGTCGGCGTAGGCGAGGGCGATTCGTGCTGATGCTTGCCCGTGGTCGGTGGAGAACCACAGGTAGTAGCGGCCTAGCGGGTTATCGAGGAGGCCGTCGACCCTCATCACGGAGGGCCAGTAGATCGATGGGAGCGTGGTATCGGAGGTGGAGAAGATCGGGTTGTTCGCCGACTTCTTCATCACGATCTGCGGGGCGAGCGCCTCCTGCGTGGTGCCCCACACGGCGTTGCGAGACAGGGCCAAAGATTCGGCCGCGTCGGAGCGAAGCGCAATTGCTTCGCCGGCTGAGATGCCAATCGGGTCGAGAACTCCCATGTCAGCTCACCACAATCTGCGGAACGTTGGTTGCTGCGCCGTTCGAGTCCCGCGTGATCGTCGGCTGCGTGTAGGTCTGGGTGGTCCCACCGTTGACGTGGGTGATGTGGTAGCTGTCGATCGCGCCGGGGAACGCCGTGGAGAAAACGTCGGTGGTGAATACTCCTGGCTTCCCGTCGGGCCAGACGACCGCCGCGCTCGTGACTGCACCGAAGCTGTTCCTGTTGATGGCTCCGACGATGAGCAGGTCCGGGTTCTTTGCTGCCTGCTTGTACTGCACGTTCGTGGCAGATAGTGCCGTCGCCGTCTTCGTCCCGGGCGTCTTGATTAGCGCTTCGGTGGCGTCGTCGCTTGCAACCGCGCCCGGGCCGGGAAGGCCCTGCGCACCCTGGGGTCCGCGCACGTTGCCGGCGTTGTTCGTGGTGCCGTCGGTGCGGGTCAGGATGAGGTTGTCGCCGACCACGGTGCCGGTGCTGACCGTGTTGGCCTCAACGTCCGCAACCTCTTCGGCGACGGCCTCCACGATCGCGACCGCGGCGCGCGCTTCGGCGAGAGCGTCGGCGACGCCGTCGGCCTTCTCCACGAACGAGCGGAGGGCGCCGGGGATGATGAACGTGGACGAGCCGATCGGCGCCGAGACCTCCTGCAGGGTCGCGTACTGCACGGGCCCGTTCTCGGGAATGACCACGTTGCGGACGACCTGCCGGGAGAAGGGCCGGAAGTCCTCGATCATGCGAGTGCCGCCACCGAGCGGCGATGCCGGCACGGTGAACGGAGTGACGCCGTCGTCGAGGAAGAGCTCGCCGTCCTTCACGATGCCCTTGGCCGGGTTGTCGGTGACAAGGGTGCCGTTGAGCTCGGAGCGGTACCACTGCTCGACGTACAGGTACCCGTTGGCGGGCTGGTCTGCAGAGTCGTGGATCGGGCCGGTGATGACCGTCATGGGGTCTCCTGTCGGGGTTAGTCGGCGCGGCCGAGGATCTGGATGACCAGGGAACGGTCGGAGATGGAGCAGTTCACGGACGCGCCGCCGGGCACGTTGATGAGGTACTCGCAGTCGATGACGTGGTCGCCGGCGTCGAGGATCATCGTCTGCTGGGCGGTGGGGTTGCCGCCCATGTTGAAGCCGTGGTTCCCGCCGGACCCGTCGACGGTCTGCGACTGCGACATCCGCCCGATGGTCGCGGCGAGGTTCCCCTCGACTCGCATCCGGGCGGTGGCCGTCGCGGTGAGGGTCGACGTCGTGGGGCCTGACACGGACAGGAACGCTGTGGTGCGGAGGGTGGCGAGGACGATCATCTTCTCGGGCAGCGTGAACGCCACCGACGGGGCCCGGTCGGTGAACGTGGTGGTGCCGACGACGAGCTGCGTGAGCGACCCCGAGTTGTAGCCGGTGTAGGTGCGCAGCGACGCCTGATAGTCGGACACCATCTGCAGGTCGTCGACGACGCCCTCGATGGTGTCGACCTGCTCGGCGAGCTTGTCGAGCGCCTCCTGGACCTTGTCTTTGTTGCGGTTGTTCTGCGACCCCGTCGGGCGGCCGAGCGCGGCCAGGCGGAGTTCGATCGCCTGGAGACGGCGTGCGATGACCTGGTCGTACGGCACGGTGCCTGGTTCAGCCATCAGCCCTCCCCGTAGGTATCGAGCACGGTGACCTTCACCCATTCGGACAGGTCGCCGGACTTGGCCGCGATCCTGCGCCGGTACCCGGTCGGGCCCGAGTCGGGAATGACGTCGTCGTTCGCGATGATCAGCCGGCAGTAGTCGCCCACGTTCACGTCGACCGCGCGCGGGTCGCCGTCGGCCCGCACCCGGAACGACCACGTCGACTTCGGAGTCTTGTTGATGCGGACCTGCTCGCGGGACTTCGACTGCAGCAGCTCGGGCGTCTCGGCGTCGGAGGAGCCGGATGCTTCGAGCAGCGGGAAGCCCGCGTTGAGCAGCGACAGGTCGTCGGCCTTCTCGATGTAGGTGCGGTCGTCGGATGCGCCGCCCGAGAGCCAGTAGCGGGACGCGAGGTTGGTGGCGTCGAGGGTGGCCTCGAGGCCCGCGATGGACGGCTCGGGAACCGAGTAGTCCCAGAAGTGCTCGGTGGGGCCCGCGATGTTCGGCTGCTCGAGCGTGCCGGTGGCCATCACCCATTCCATGCCGCGTCCGTCGGTCGTGAACCTCGGGGTGAAGGCGATGTCAGGGCCGTTGATTACCTCGGTGAGCTGCTGCAGCCGCTCCCCGACCATGGCGAGGTCGGTGCCGAGGTACGAGCGCTCGTACGGGCCCGCCTCGTCGACGGGGAGCACGACGGGCACGAACCCGCCGGTGAAGGCGATCGCCTGCGCGACGAGCCGCTTCGCTATCGTGCCGTACGACCACCCCACGAGGTTCGTGTTCATGACCCCGTACGGTTCGCCCGACACCGGGTCGATGACGGGCATGTACTGGGCCACGAGCGGTATGAGGACGCGGTGATCGAAGTAGGACCACATGCCCTTCGCGATGACCTTCAGCGTGCGGGCGTCCTTGGTGTAGTTCCAGATCCACACCGGCCCGCCGGCGACCGGGACGCCGTCGACGACGACCACGAGGAACGACGCACCCGGGGTCGCTGCGGCGGGGATGCCGAGCTTCCGGGTGTCGTCGTCCGCGAGGTTGAACGTCGCCGAGGCGTTGTCGGCCTGGTTCCGGGAGACGTCCCAGGTGAGGTCGGCGACACCGGATGCGGGGAGGTAGACGAGGTTCCGGCCGGTGCGCAGATCCCCGATGATGACCTGCGTCGACACGGGCTACTCCGCTACGGACTTGGGGACGCTGCCGAGCCCGAGCTTCGTCAGCCACAGGTTTACGCCGGGGACGGCCATGATGCGGGCGATGAGGCCCATGATCACCGCGGTCGCGGCGATGACGGCGTTGAGGATCACGAACGCCCACCCGGGCACGACGACGTCGGTCTGCTCATTGAGGTACGCGAACATGACCGCAGCGACGCCGTTGACGAGCGGGATGAGGACGACGAGCGCCTGCACGATGGTGCGCAGGACGCGCTGCGTCTTGAACCAGATGTCGGGGACGCTGGCGGGGTCGATGTGAGTCATGGTGAGCTCCTTCGGTGAGGGGGTCAGTGAATCCACTGCGGTGGGATGGTGTCTTCGATCTCCGCGATGTCCGCGGGGTCGAGGTTCGGGCCGCGACTGTCGCCCGTCCACTGCGCGGCGATCGCGCGGAGGATTCGGGCGAACGCGGTGGTACGGCGCACGTCACGGTTCTCGAACTCGTCCAAGCGGGCGTACACCCGCTCGAGCTCGGCCTTCACACGCCCATCGATGCGGGCGTCGAGGGCGGTCTTCGCGTCGGTCTTGGTCTTCCCTCGCGTCCCGATGTACGTGATGAGGCCTCCGAGGACGAGGGCCGCGGCGGGGACGAGGACGATGAGGATCTCGTTCACGGGGCCTCCCGTTCGGCGCGACGCTCCTTCAGTTCCTCACCGAGGAGGTTGAGTCTGAAGAACGACAGCGGGAGCCCCCAGGTCAGCATCCCGATCACGAACAGGTTCGGGGTGGCCGACTCAGAGAACAACAGAATCGTGGTGACATAGCCGGCGACGAGCGCCACCAGCAGAGACTTCCCGACCATCTCCACCGGCCACAGCCTTGGGAAAGCGACCCCCGCGAGACACACCGTCGCGACGAGAACCATCACGATCCCGAAGGCGTCGACGACGTCGGGGCGGAACAGACGATTGAGGATCGTGGACCCGTAGAGCATCGCCTGGAGGCCGGCCCAGATCGCGATGATGTCGTACAGCGGAAGCCACACCCGTTTCAGGTTGCGGTACTTCCACTCGTCGGGCGGGATAGATCCCCGAGCCCAGATTGATGCGGCGAAGAGTCGGCGCACGGTGCCCCCTCTCAGGGTCGAGAGAGGGTTAGGCCGGGGTGCCGGGGTCTTCGGTGAGGCCGTTGGCGCGCGCGTAGGCGTTGTACTCGTTGATCGGGACGTTCTGCACGTCGGGGTCGATCATCCCCCGGTTGGCGTAGAGGTAGAACAGGCCCGGGTCGGGGAACGAGATCCCCTTGCCGCCGACCTCGGGGATGAACAGGATCGCGCCGGTGCCGCGCACCTGAGCGCCCTTCGTGGTCGTGTAGACCTGCTCGGGATCGGAGCGAAGGGTGGTGCCGTCGAGCTTGTCGATCGTCTGCGCGGCGAACATCGCGATGTGCGTGTTCACGTTGTCGACGATGCGGGTTTCCATGGCGGCGAGGGTGGCCTTCAGGTCGCCCTTGATGTCGGCGACGATGTCGTCTGCAACGGTCACGAGGTACTCCAGTTCGAGTTCGTAGGGGGTCTTGTCCGGGGTGAAGACGGCCGCTGTCCACGAGCCGACGTAGTTGAAGTGCCACCGCTCACCGGAGGGCTTGCCGACGAGCTCCCACGACCAGCCGAAGCGGGGCGCGTTGGCGACGAGCCAGCGGTGCCGGTCGGTGTCGCCGTTGCCGTACACCCACGAGTTGATGTCGACGGCCAGGCCCTGCCCGTGCGAGCTCGTGCCGGGGACGGCGGCCATGTTGCCGTCGCCGTCGATGTAGAGGTCGTAGAAGAAGTACTGCGTCGGGAGGTCGCGGAAGGCCTCGCTGATTGTGAACGCGACGCCGAAGACAGACTCGAACTCGTCGGCGAACGCGCGCAGTGATGCGGCGGCCGCGGGCTGGAGGTAGTGGCCGAGCCCGTCGAAGTCGACCATCAGCGTCTTCGCCGCGACGTCGCCGTTCTGCAGCTGCGGCGCCCAGGGAATGGCGCCCATCAGGTCACCACCAGGAAGCGGGCGGTGAAGGCTGCGTCGGGGATCGGTTCGCCGGTCTCGCGGCTGCGGAGCACACCGCGGACGAGGGTCTCGTCGAAGCCGGTGAACTCCATCGCGACGTGCTCGTCGCGCATGTCAGGGATGATCGTGGTCGGTCGGCCTTCGTGCCCGTGCGGGAACGCGAAGACACCGGCGCCGTTGGTCCCGGTGGTGACCTCGGTGGCTTCCATGGCCCGCCCTCCTAGTTCTTTCCGACGGTCACGGACACGCGGAAGAAGTCGTTCGGGAACCAGTTGTTGGTGTCCGAGCGGCGCATCCGGAACCGCACTTGAGTCGCCGTGTAGACGTCATCGCGGAGCGTGGCAGACGCGATCTTGTCCAACGCGTCGTTGGCGGTGTTCACCGTGGTGGCTTGCACCCAGTCGGGCACGACGCCCAGGCCGTGGTTGACCGTGACGAGGCCATCAACGTTGGCGTTGCCAGCGAAGATCGTTCCCCAGGTAAACGAGCGGGAGCGCTTCGTCCAGGCCCCGTTCACGCGCTCCCAGAAGAAGTCTTGGTCGATGCGGAACACCATGCCGCCGTCTTCGGGCGTCCAGGCGGTCATCTCGGCCTGGTCTCGGACGGGCACGACGCCGCCTCGGGCGGCCGTCATCGGGTAGTCCTCGGTGACGGTGCAGTCGGCGGTGCCGAGCACGTTCGCGGGCTGCAGCACCCGGGCCAGGGCGAGCGCCCCGGTCGGGAGCGCGGGCAGCGTTGGGGATGCGGCGGCCGCGCCGGCGACGTAGCCCAGCTCGATGTTGTTGTTCGCGTCGGCGCCGTCGATGTTGTCGCGCTGGATGACGTAGACGCGCACCCACCGGCTGTTCGATGACGGGGCCGCCGGCAGCACGATCGACACGATGCCGTCGTTCGCGATCGGGGTGACCCCGTACGACGCCCCGCGGGTGAGGACCGCTTCGAACGCGTTCACGTCGAGGGCCATGTCTGAGCGGGACGCCACGATCCCCGACTGGTTGCCGAGCACACCCGCCCGGACCACTCCCGACGCGGCGACCTCGAATAGGCCGGCGTGAGCGAGTCGGGCGTCCTGCGCGGTGGCACCGTTCGCGGGGTTGGTGGCCCCCACGGTCCACGATTTGCGGAGCGTCATGCGTCCTCCTAGACGTAGGTGGGCGACACGAGGCCGACCAGAAGCGGGTCACCGAACGGTTCGCCGAGGGCACGGAACTGCACCTGCGTGGTGCCGCCAGGTGGGATCGAGAACCAGTCGCGGCGGGTGAGGAACGTCGACCGGGACACCCCGTCAACGAACACGGTGCCGACGCGCGGGTTCAGCTCGACGGTGGAACCGACGAGGACGGTCTGGTCGAATCGGATGACCCGCCCGGTCCCGACCTCCTCGAGCTCGAACCCGTCCTGCACGCCGCCCTGGATCTGGAAGATCGGCCAGGCGACGGCCGTGCCCGGGTTCGTCAGCGTCAGCCGGCCGGGGTTGCCTGGGGTGCCCCAGCTGATGGGCCACACCATCGGCCACGTGTGCCCCGTACCCGGCGTGGGAAGACCGGTGGTGACCTGGTCGGCGTCGCCGTAGCGGAACGGGTCCACAGCGACGATGTCGAGGCTGTAGGCGAACTTCCGCGACGACACCCTCGGCAGCTTCGCGCGGGCGACCTGCACGCGCCGCCACGATGACGAGAAGTCGTCCGTGACCCGCATCAGCAGGGTGTCGCGGGCGTACACGGCGGCGAGCTCCTCGCGACGGCGCTGCGCCTGCCGGGAGTCCTCGGCCGCGACGAACGCGGTCAGCGCCATCACCCGCGCCGCCCGGTACGCCGGGCCGAGCCCGAACGCACCGTGCCCCTGCGAGCGTTCCTCGATCGACGCCTTCGAGTCGGTGACGTCGTCCCAGCCGTCGAGGGAGGTGAACCCGAGCCCGTTGAAGGAGGGCCCGGGCTCACCGTGGAGCATGAGCTCGTCGAGTTCGATGCGCATCACATACCCGCCAACTTCTCTGCGGCCTCACGGCCGAGGATCGTGCCGAGCACTACCGGGTCGGTCTCCTGCGGGTAGACGTTCACCTCGAGGTTGCTCGACCTGGACGAGGAACCTCCCCCGCCGGCCGCATCCGGGTCGGCGCCGCTCGAGCGGGCGGTCACGGCGGTGGCGACGGTCGCGGAGACCGTGCTCATCGCCGCCTGCGCCCGCCCGGATGCGGTCTTGGCCATGTCGACCAGGGAGTCCGCGAACGCGGGCGCTTCGTCGTCGACGCCGAGCGCGGCGCCCTGCACCACGTACTTCGCGGTGGAGCGCATCAGCCGGGACGGCGACTTGATGCCGAAGAAGTCCTTGAATCCCTGGAACGCGCCGCCGGCGAGCTGCACGATGGCGTCGATCAGTGCGCCGCCCATGGAGGCGAGGCCGCTGATGATGCCGTTGACGATCTGCACGCCGAGGTCGAGCCAGTCGACTCCGAGGAGGCCTTCCCAGATCGCGGAGATGATCTGTGGGAGCATCTCGATGATCTTCGGGATCGCGCCGACGAGGCCGGTGATCAGCGACACGACGAGCTTGATGCCGGCCTCGACCAGCTTCGGCAGCATCGTGATCAGGCCGATCACCAGTTGCAGCACGAGGTTGATCGCTGCGGTGATCAGCTCGGGCAGCGCGTCGACGAGGCCGGTGACGAGCGACAGCAGCAGCTGGATGCCCGCGTCGATGATCATCGGCAGGTTGTCGATGATCGCCGTCAGCAGACCCATGACGAGCCCGAGGGCGGCGGCGAGCAGCTGCGGCAGGGCCCCGATGATGCCTGAGACCAGCGCCATGAGCAGCTGGATGCCACCCTGGATGATCATCGGCAGTGCACCGATGATGGCGGTCAGTAGCCCGGTGACGAGCTGCAGTGCCGCGGTGATCAGCAGCGGGATCGCGGTGACGATGCCCTGAATCAGGGCGGTCACGAGCTGAATCGCACCCTGGATGATCAGCGGCAGCGCCGCAACGATCGCCGTCACCAGACCGGTGACGAGCGACACTGCCCCGGTCGCGAGGGCTGGAATCGCGGTGACGAGACCCTGCACGAGTGCGGTCACGATGCCGACCGCGGCAGTGAGGAGCGCCGGCACCTGGCCGAGGATCGTCGAGACGATCTGCGGCACGATGGTGGCCACCGTCTGCACGAGCCCGGGAAGAGCCGACGCGACCTGCGTCACGATGCCGGTCACAGACGTCACCAGGCCGCTGAGGTCGCCGCCAGACAGCGCCAGGCCAGCGAACCCGGCTGCGACGATGCCGAGAGGCCCGCCCAGGATGCTGAGCGCCCCACCGAGGCCGGGCAGGAGCGTCGCGAGCGGGCCCAGCTTCGTGAGCACCCCAGCGAGGCCCCCGGCGCCGAGCACGCCGATCAGGGGGCCGAGCAGCGCGAGCAGGTTCGGGAGCGACGACGTGAACCCCATCACGGCGTCACGTGCCGTGAACAGGAAGTCGACGATCGGAGAGTCCTCGGTCACGCCGAACGTCTCGCGGAGGGCCGACGTGAAGTCGCCCTTACCGAGGAATGCCACGATGCCCGTGACACCAAGCGCGACCCGGTCGAAGAACCCGGTGAACGCCCCAGCGGCCGCCGACAGCGTCCCCGTGATAAGGGGCTTCAGCGGTTCAATAACCTTGACGAGTCCACCGGTGATGGACGCGTCGAGGCTGCCCATGGCGCCTTCGATGGTCTTCGTCGAGGTCGCCGCTTCCTGGGCCACGTCGGTGAAGCCGAGGTCGAGGATCGCCTGGTTGAAGGCGTCCGCGGAGATCTCGCCCTTCTCCATCGCCTCACGGAAATTGCCCGTGTAGGCGCCGTTCTTCAGTAGCGCTTCCTGCAGCTTGCCGGACGCGCCGGGGATGGCGTCTGCGAGCTGGTTCCAGTTCTCGGTGGTGAGCTTGCCCTGGCCGGCGGTCTGGGTGAGGACCATGCCGACGGACTTGAAGGTGTCGGCGTTGCCGCCGGCGACGGCGTTGAGGTTTCCGCCGGCCTCAGCGAGCTTGTCGAAGTCCTTCACGCCGTTCGCCGCGAGCTGCGCGGTGACGGACTGGATGTCGGAGAGCTCGTAGACGGTCTTGTCGGCGTAGGCCTGAGTGGACGCGGTGAGCGCGTCGATCTGTCCGCCGTCGATGCCGGCGAAGCTCAGAGTGCTCTTGAACTTGTCTACGGCATCGGATGCGCGGAATGCATCGGGGACGAGGGAGGCAACCTTGAGCCCAATGGCCGTGAGCGCCACTCCTGACGCGAGCTGGGCCGTCTCGAACCCCGACGACAGCGCAGATCCGATCGAGCCGGCGGCGGACCGGGCTGCACCGACCACACCGGACATGCCCGAGGACACGGCCGATCGGAACCCGGCGAACCGGGCGCCTCCGGTGGTTGCAGACCGGCCGGCGCCGTCGGTGGCGTCCCTCAGAGCGTCTTGCGCGGCACGGAGCCGAGCGGAGGCGGATGACGCCGTGTCGGACGTGGCTGCCTGGGCGCGGCGGGCCGAGGCCAGGCGCTCCTCAGCGACAACCGCGCGGGAAGATGTAGCGCCGCTCGTGGAGACTGCTTCAGCAAGACGGGCTTCCGCAATTCGGACGCGTCCAGCGTCATCCTGCTGCTTGAGCCGGACCTTCGATAGCGCGGCCGAAGCGGTGGCGACCTCGCTGGTGAGCCTCCTGGTCTCCGCGGCTCCGAGGTCACCGGCCGAGGAAGAGAGGGCGGACTTCATATCGCCGCCGAGCGTGCGCCCGGCTTTGGCGCCGACGCCCTTGAAACCGCCCTCGAAGGTCTTCGCGCCCGCCGCGCCGGCGGCTTGAGTCTCCTTGGTGACCTTGGACTTGAACCCGGTCATCACCGGGAAGAGACTGACGTGACCGGAACCGACTTCGGACGACATCGCACCTCCCCGGTGATTCACTCGGCGAAGACGATGCCGTCCTCGAGTTCTGCCTGCGCAGTTGCGACTTCATCGGCCGATGCCGACGGTTCCGTCTTGCGCGGGTTCTGAAGAACCCAGGGCATGACCTTGCGGGCTGCCTTCTCGTTGCCGATTTGGGCGGCCAGGCTGAGAAGGTCGAGCATGCTGGCGGGGAAGGCCCAACCGGCGAGCTCCGCCCCGAGCGCGGTGCTGGGGTCCGAAGCGGCGTCCTCAATCAGCAGCAACGCTTCACCCCATGTGACTGCGCCACCCAGGTCCGAGAGCCCCACGCCGTGCGTCTGGCGCAGGGTTCGCGCTACCGCGGTGCGGTGCTCTCGGATGAACCGGGCGACGCTCAGGATTCCGGGAAGGCGAGCTCCTGCGCGCGCTTGATGCAGCGGAAGAACTTCTCGGTGAGGATGGCCACCGGGATCATCGACCGCTGGTCGAGGGTGTCTGCGAACTCGTCGCCGACGAACAGACGCAGGAGGTGCTTGAACTGGTCCATCGGAGAGGTGAAGTCCTGTTCAAGTTCCTCGATCAGGCTGGAGCTCAGCGTAAGCGGGATCTTCACGATCTCACCGTCGCTGAACCGGCCGACGAACGTCTTCTCGACGATGATGTACTTCACGTCGTTCAGGGCGAGGAGCGCCTTGTCTTCGGCGTCTTGGTCCCAGTTGTCGAAGTCGTACTCAACCTCGGTCGGCTCTGCGGTCTTCGGGGTGGTGCGTGCAGCCATGGCGGCTATCTCCTATCGGGGTTGTCGGGTTACGGGTTGGTGATGGTGGACCGGCCGGGGCGACCCGATGACACCCCGGCCAGTCGTCTGCTACGGCGTGACTACGCCGGGAACTGCGGGACCGAACCGCCAGAACGGGGCCCCGTTGAAGAGATCGTGCTCCTGCCACGTGAAGGTGACGTTCTGGCCCTCGACCTCGCCGCGGGTCTGCTGGTCGGCCTCGACCGCGGTGATCGACGCGACGCCGATCTCGCGCTTCTCCTTGCCGTTGCGGTACTTCGTGACCACGAGCAGGATGAAGCGATTGTCGGGCAGCGAGGACGACACCTCGATGACGCCGTTCTCGTCGGGCTCGGCGCCCTCGATGAGGGCCTGCACGGTCGCGTTCTGCTCGGCGAGGCCGATGACGACGGTGCGGGTTCCGTCGCCGGCGAGGCTGTAGCCGATCTGGAAGAACTCGATGGCGTCGCCGGTCTCACGGGACGCGGCGGGGCCGCCGTCGGCCTTGTAGAGGCCGAGACGCTTGAACGCGGCGGGCAGGACGAGCGGGCTCGCGCCGAGGTCTTCCTTCGCGATGACGTTGGCCTCGACGATCGGCGCGAACGCGGCGAGACCGGTGATCGGGACGCCGACGGCGTCGAGGTCGTTCCCCTGGGTGTCAGCGGACATGAGTGGTTACTCCTTCTCCCGCTGAGCGGGGGTTGATGGTTGGGTGGCTCCCCATGAGCCGGTCACGACGTACTGCGCCGTGAGGTACTGGCGTGCGACGTCGAGCTGGTCGGTCACCGCGTACGGGCCGTTGCACCCGTCCCACTCGACCGAAGCGATTGGGCTGCCCTCCGCAAGCGGGAGAGCATCGTCGTGAAGGATCGAGGCGAGCCAGCGGGCGAGATCCTTCGCGGGCTGGTCGTTCATCCGCGACCCGGCGAGCACGGATGCGCCGACGGATCTGTCGAAGGTCGTCCAGTTCGTCCTCGAGCCCGAGTCGTCGCGGATGACGATGAGCGGCCTCGCCAGGGGCAGCTGGAGGTCGGTCTGTTCCTTGTTGCTGACGTCGACGTCGACCTCTTCAGCGAGGGCGAGGGCGCGGATGTGCTGGGTCAGCCACAGTTCGAGGTCAGGTGCGGTGACGCGCATTGCGGTCACACCGCCTTCAGCGCGCGGGCGAGATTGCCGGTCTTCGCCTCGATCAGGAGCGTCTTGGGGTCATCGCCGACGACGCGCACGACCGTGCGGTACTGGGTCTCGCGGGTCTCCTTGTGGAGGCCGGCACGGTAGTCGCCGCTGTCGACCGGGGCGGTGTGCTTCGCCACGGCGAGCACCTCGTCGGCGAGCTCGGTGGTTAGTGCTTCGACCTTCGCCGACTTCATGATCTCGTCGAAGAATTTCGGGTTGAAGTCCACCGTGGTGCGCGCGTTCTTCGCCATCGCGGTGCCTCCGATCGTCAGCCCATGTAGCGGGTGAGGGGGATCTCTCGTTGCGGCGTCCACCCGGTCCACGGGTTCGAGTCCGCGGCCGGCGGGATGCCGTCGATGCTGTAGGTGTCGGCGCCGTCGAGGATGCGGTCGCCCTTGAGTACGTCGAAGCTGCCGTCGCAGAACAGCGACTTCGCCTCGAGCGCCTGCTCGCGAGTAGCGGTGGCCAGCATCGTGGTCGAGGTGTGCGCGACGAACGCACCAGGGATCGGCAGCGGGTCGGCCGGGTGTTCCCAGTCGATCGCCGCGGTCTTGCCCGAGTAGGGGTCGGTCTTGTCTCCGGCGCGAAGCCGGTAGACGGTGCGGCCGTTCGGGAAGTCTTCGCTCATCGGTAGGTCTCCGGCCAGAGCCCGCTCAGCGGGCGCTCGGCGGGGAAGCTGGCCCGGGAGCCGCCGCTAGCCACTGCCGTGGCGCAGAGGGCGCGCAGCGCGGCCCGGGGGTCCCCGTCGAAGGCGGATGCGACCTCGCGGTACTCGATCCGGGCGGGACCGATGCTCTGGCCCTTCACGAACCGCAGGCCGCGGGCCACGCACTCGGCGTAGACCCGCTTCAGGATCGCGAGGGCGTCCTTCTGCTCCTCGCTGTTGTCAGCGAACGAGGAGAGGCAGGGGGCGATGGAGCGACCGATGATGAGCACCTCGCGTGCGAGGTCTTCGTCACCACCGACCTGGTCGTGTGTGATCACTTCATCGCCCCCTTCGGTGCTACTCGGTGACGAGCACCAGCGTCTCGACCTCGGCGACGAGGCCCAGATCGATGGCGTGGGTGATGCTCGCCTTGGTGAACGCGCTCCTGGCGACGACAGCCCCGCGGTACAGGTACCGCTCGGAGCCGTCGCTGGTGCCGAGAACCACTGCTGCGCCGATGACCTCGAGGCGGGTGACCGTCTCGACGGTTGACAGGGCTGCGGCTTCCGCAGCCTCACGCTCGGCCAACGCCTCGGCTGCGGCCTTGTCGGCTGCGGCCTTCTGGTCGGGTGCCTGCGCGCCGGCCATCAGAGGCCCGTCCCGGTGATCTTGATGCCGGCCTGCGACTCGATCACCACGGGAACGGTGACGCGGCGGGCGTGGGCCCGGTACCCATCACGAGCGGGGGTGATGCGCTCGATGTGGGTCTCCACGTTGAACGTGCCCGCCCGGGTGTAGTCCGGCGATCCGAGGTCCTCGTCGGCCATGCCGCCCAGCTGCTCACGGTCCACGAGCAGCGGGTCGGAGCCCACCAGCCAGGGCGACGTGACCCACGTGAACCCGAGGAGGTTCTGCGGGTACTGGCCGTTGACCAGGGGGTTGCCGTCCTCGCGGGGAAGCACGCCGGCCGAGGCGAACAGGCCCATGACCTTCGCCCACTGGGCGCCGGTGAGTGCGACCACGTCGGGGCGGATGCCCAGGGCCAGATCCTCGCGGTTGGCCTGCGCGGCGAGCAGTGCCGACACGACGGCAGCGACCGTGGTCCACGCGGACGAGGCGACCGTCGAGGTGACCTTGGATGCGATGATCGCCATGGCGATGCTGTCGACGTCCTTGATGACCTGGTTCGCGAGGCGTGTCAGGGCTCGGTCGACCGTGTTCTGGCCGAGCCGGCTGATGGCCTCGTCGGCGATCTCCGTGCCCAGACCGATCTTGCTGGTCTTGGCAGCCGCGAGCTCGCCGCGGGTGAGGACCGTCAGCGGGTACTCGCCGAGCGACTCGATGGCCTCCGCCGAGTCAGCGGCGAAGATCTGCTCACCGGTCTCGTAGAAGACGCCGCCTCCGCGGGCCTCGTAGCGGCCCGAGAGGAGGTAGTCGGAGATGAACCGCTGATCGGTGAGCTGCGCGACGCGCTTCGCCACCAGACGCGGGTTGGACAGGAGCAGGTGGATCTGCGCCGTGGTGAGCGTGCCCGTCGGGCGCGCCACCGGGTAGGTGTAGGAAGGCATGCCGTCCCCTCTCAGATGAACAGGACGTCGATGACGTCCAGGTCGGCGGCAGCGGCCTCGAGGGCGATACCGATTGCGTTGGCGCCGGCACCGATGGTGGCGGCCTTGCCGGTGGCGGCGGAGATGACCTTCGCGCCCGCGGCGATAGCGCCGTTGGCGACGAGGCCGTGGACACCCCCGGCGCGTGTGTAGACGGTGACCTTCTCGCCAGCGAGGGCGTCGAATCCGGCCACACCGATGACCGCGGCGGAGTCGGCCCCGGCGGGGGCGACGGCGCGGTTGCCGGTGAGGGCGACGAGACGCCCGCCGGTGACATCCGCCGATGCGGTGAAGGTCACGGCCTGTCCGGGCTTGAACTTGGGCAGGTAATCGGCCATGGTCAGGCCCCCTTCTCGGTGTCGGTCCAGCCGGCGGCGGCCGCGAGGGCGTCATCGGCGTCGGTGAGACCGTCGGAGTGTCCGAGGGGCTCGACGGGGACTGCGGTGTTCTTCGCCAGCGATGCGAGGAGGTTGGTGGTGCCCTCCTCGTTGCTGTCGAGCTGGGTGCGCCAGGCGTCGCGGGATGCGGCGGTGATGCGGCCCTCGGCGAGGGCGGTGGCGACGATGCTGTCGCGGCGTGCGCGGTCCTGCTCGGCGCGCGCTTCGGCGCCCATGCGAGCGTTCGACTGCAGCTCGGCGAGCACGGTCGAGTCGATCGCGACGGTGCCCTCGGGCAGAGTCGCGGCGGTGGGGGTGTCGGCCTGCTCGTTGAGCGCCTCGTCGAGCGCTGCGAGCAGCGTCTCGTCCGAAGCTGCGGCATCGGTCACGCCGAGCCGCTCGCGGAGACCAGCCTTGATGGTGTCGCTCATGCTGAGCTTCTCCTTCTGGTTGGGGTCACCCGGCTCGGACGAGCTCGGGGGCTTGGGGGTGCGGCTGTACGCCGCGATTCGGGTGAGGCGGGCCGAGTCGAGGTCGTCGTCATCGCCAAGCGGCACGACGAGGATCTCGGGCTCTTCCTCGCCGACGGTGTCCGTCTCGCCGGCGTCGGGGATGACCGCAACACGATCGGCGAGGCCCACAGTGACGGTCTCGGCCGCTGTGTACCAGGTCTCGTCGGCGAGGAGAGTGGCCCAGTCGGCGTCTCCGGCCTTCGCCTGGTAGATCTCGATTAGCGACGACTCGATGCCTTCGAGGCGGTCGGCGTCCTTCCGGAGATCGGCGGCGTTCCCGAGGGTGAAAGTCCACGGCGAGTGGATCATCATCTGCGTGCCGGGCGACATCACCGTTTCGTCGCAGCCGGCCGCGATGATCGATGCGGCCGACGCGGCCAGGCCGTCGACGACAGCGGTCACCTTGGCCTTGTGGGCCCGGAGCATGTTCAGGATCGAGACGCCCTCGAACACCTCGCCGCCGGGCGAGTTCACGCGGAGGATGATCTGCGTCACCGTGTCGGGCAGGGCGTCGAGCACCTGGCCGACGTCCTTCGTGGAGATACCCCAGTAGCCGCCCCACGAGTCGATGGGGCCGTACATGCGGATCGTCGCGATCGTTCCGTCGCCGACGGGTGCCGGGGTGGTGACCGCGTTGAAGAACTCGAGCTTGGACTTCGGGAGGGGCTTCTCACCCCAGAAGCGGTGAGCCCCCTTGGCGTGCTGGTTCATGCGGCCTCCTCGGCGTTCGTCTTCGGTCGTGCGGTGGTCGCGTCCTTGACGGGCAGACCGAACTTCTCCCGCAGGTACACCTCGAGCGGCTCGTCCGACTGGATCGCGCCGGACTCGATGAGCGCCTTGATCGCTTCCGCGGTGACGGGCTGCTGCTCACCGATCGCGGCAGGCACGAGGCGCGGCGCAGGCTCGGAGGGCCCCCAGTTGAAGTCGACGAGGTCTTCGATGACGTGCTGGTTGGTGACCTCGGCGATGTGCTGCGCTACCGCGTTCAGCGAGTCTGTGAAGAAGTTCGCGAACGTCGAGCCGAGCGCCCACGACCCGGTCTCGGTGCCGAGGTTCAGGAAGTGCGCGAGCACTGCGCGAGCGATTTGCTCGTCGTAGTACCGGATAGGCCCGTCCGTGTCGGGCAGTTTGCCGTTGACGCCCTGGAACTGCAGGGTTGAGCCGTACGCGAGCGACGCGCCGGCGGCATCGCCCGCGCGCGCCTGTTTCGCGATCTCAAGCCCGCGCTTGATCTCACTGTCGAGCCAGGCGACTTGTTCCTCGAACGTTCCCGTCTCCGGGGGTTGTGAGGCGGTGAACACCGGCAGCCCGAGGCCGTTCCGCTCCGCTGTGAGCGCCTGGATGCGGAGCACCCGGTCCTTCAACACCCACATCTTGTACGCCGACCGGAGAAGCGACTCTCCGAACCAGTTCGCGCCCTCCCGCTCGTTCACGTACGCGACGAGACGATCGACGGGGATTCGAACCTCTCCGGCTCCGGCCCGGCCGAACTGCTTGATCGCGACGAGGCCGCCGTCGGGGGCGACGCTGATGTCCGAGATGGTGCGCGGGGGCCGCCATGCCAGCTTCGAGAGAACCGTGGTGCCGTTCGACTGGTCGTAGACCTGCTCGAAGAAGCTGTGACCGTAGACGAGCTCCAGCAGTGCGAGCCGCAGGTGCTCCTTCCACGAGAACCGACCCTTCGTGCGCAGCGGCGCCACGAACGGCTGCCCCTTCACGGGAAGACCGAGGTTGTTCGCGATCGCGCGAGTGACTTCCTCGCGACAGCCGGAACCATCGATCGACCACTCGGTGCGCATGATCGGGAGGGTGACGGCGCGGAGCACCGACTTCACCTGCGGGTCCTCGCGGCGCATCTTGTCGAAGACGTTCAGCGAGTTCGGGTGCTGCAGCTCGGGGTTCGTCTCGTGGACAGCCCCAAGCAGCGCAGCCCATCCGAGGAGTCCGGCGTCGGTCTGGTATCCGATCTCAGCCACTTCGCCTCCTCAGCTAGAACCCCAGCGTTCTGAGGTCTGGTTCGTTGTTGGCGACATCGCCTCGGGTGAGGACGGCAGCGTTCGGCGGTGGCGGCGACACCTTTTTGGGCGTCGCTTCGGACTTCAGCACGCCCCACAGCGCCCACGTGACCGCCTGCGCCTGCGTGATGGGCTTGGTCGGGTCTGACTGCTCCCACGTGCTGCCGGCGCGCCCGAGCGGGCGGGTCGTAGCGAGCTCCAACGACTTCGTGACCTCGTCCTGAAGGCGGTGGGGAACCATGCCGGCGTTCACGTACTCAATGAACAGGGCGTGCGCGGCGGCGATCTCGTCGAGGTTCATCGCGAGGTACTTCACGCCCGCCTGATCGAGAGATGAGATGACCGCGGCTGCGTTCTTCGCGTCGAGGACGACGAGTGCGTTGCCGTGCTCAGCCTTCAGCTCTTTCAGCTTCGGGGCGATCCAGCGCGTGCCGGCCTCCGTGTGCGCGTGCTCGACCGCGATGTGGTCCGAGTCGAAGCGGACACCCTTCCCGATCGTGCCGTACGCGCCGCCGCGGCCCAGAGCCAGCGACAGAACCACACCATCGCCCGTCACTGCAGCGTCAGGGTCGGCATGACGGTTCCACACGTCGAGATCGATGTCGGAAAGCGACTGCGTCACGACAGGTCGGCGGCTTGGCCAGATCGACAGGCGCTGCCGACCGAACGCTTCGGGGCTTGTCTGCCCCATCCGGTCCCAGTCGTCCTCGATCGTCTTCCACGCCAACCGGATACCAAGGCCAGGGTTCGCCTCACGCCACACCTGCGGGCTTCCGAGGTCGAGCGCTGCGGCCTTATCAGGGTCGTCAGATCCGACCGGGGTGTGTTCGATCCACCCTGTGCGCTCGAGCCCGCCCTTTCGGCCACGATCACGGAGCCCCTCGAAGTACTCGCCGTCCTGGTCCTCTTTCGGGACCGTGCCCGTGAACAGAACCTGCTTATTCGGGCTCGCATCCGTCGTCGGGAGAAGCGCTTCGAGGATTGTCAGCGGAGAGTGCTGCGCCTCGTCGACGATCAGCACGTCGAAGGACAAACCGACGCCGGCCGAACCGGTCCGGGTGAAGAACACTAGGCGGCTGCCGTTCTTCAGCTCAATCGCCCAGTTGCCGTTACCGGTCGAGATCCCAGTCACACCCTGCGCGGTCTGCTTCCCGCCACCGACCAGCTGCGACCGGAGGATCGGAGCCGCCAGAATCGCACGGCGTGCCCGGCGGAACGCCTCACGGGCGGTGACGCCTTCGTGCGCGGTGTGACCGATGAGCTTCGGGGCGCCATCCTCCCGCGGCCAAAGGTACAGGTGAGCGAGTTCGTACGGCAGGAGGATGTTTCCTTTGCCCTGCTGCCGTGACACGAGGAAACCGAACTCCGTCGCCGCCCACTGGCCGAACGAATCGACCGACACGACGGCATCGAGGCCGCCCTCCTGCCACGGGTCGCACCGGATCGAAGCGATGTCGCAGATGTCGAGGACATCATCGATCAGCGAATCGACGCGACTAAGCGGAAGCGCCCGAACCCTGGGTTCTTGCAGCCCGAGCTGCTCGAGCGGTAGCGAGTTCGTCAGCAAGGCTCGTCTCCTTCGCCGGCTCGACCGGCCCACGAGCAGATTCGACAGCAGCCCGGAATTCGCGGGCGATCGGAGCGAGCTTCGTCGGGTCCTCGTTCGCCACAGCCTTGAACGCCGTCCGCAGAGTGTCGAGAATCAGCGTCATGTCGTCTTCGCCGGCGTCATCATCGTCCGCGTCGTCGAAATCGACGGATTCTTCGGCAGGCTCGGCCAACGGGGCCACCGTCCTGCGCGATTCGCGCCCAGCAGCAGTGTGAGCATCCCGACAGGCCTCATCGACGGGCTCAGAATGCTTCAGATGACGCCGGTAAGCGGCATCGGTGCCACAAGGGGCCTTCGGACGACTCATTACAGCCCTCCAATTCCCCCACAACGTCAAATTCACCCGCGGAGAGAACTGCCCCGGACCGCGCGGGAGGTGGGCATGACTACGGGTTGCTGGATTTTTCTGGGGTTCCGGTCGCGGCCCGGCCGAAGACGGTGGCGTCAGGGGTGGTCGCGATTGACGGAAGCGCGTGGGTGAGTAGCTCGTCTCGCTGGTCGTGGCTCAGGCTGGCGGAGGCGATGATGTCGTCGGCTCCGAGTCCCCGTGCTGCGTCGATGCTGCGTGGGGTGATGACTGCGACGGGGTCGATGCCGAGTGTGCGTGCTTCCTCGTGCCCGGCTTGCTTGGTGGGGGCGAGGATGATGACGCGACGTCGGGGGTCGGGGGCCACGTCTGCGTGGTCAGGCTCAGGTATACCGAACATCGCAGCCGCTTCTGGCTCGTCTCGTTCGATGACGATGTCGACGTGGTGGCTGGTGTTCACGGTGCGGGGCTCCTCTGTCGGGTTGCCGTAGTGGCCGTCGACCACGGCGCTCGCCATGGCCTGACAGTCGGCACGGTTCTCGTACCCTTGGCCGCCGTCGGTGGCGATGATGCGGCCGTTGTCTGCGGTGAGGCGCCAGCCCCACCGGTTGTCATCGCGCTGGTGTACTTCGAGGTGCGGCATGGTGGCCTCCTCAGCTTGCTGCCCAGATCTCGGCTGGTGCGTGGTCGCCCTTGCGGCTGTTGCAGGACATGTGCATGGGCACGAGAACTTGCCCGATGAGGCGGCCGCCGTTGCCGAGCGCTTCTGGGTGGTCGGCGGTGAACGACATCCGGTGTCTGCTGGGCAGTGTGGTGTCGATGGGCTGTCCGCATCCTTCGCCGGTGGGTGAGCCGTACCCGCAGGGCAGGTTCTCGACGGCGGTGCGGCGTCTCAGTGCGGCTTGCTGCCGGCGGTAGGCACGGTGTCCCTTGCCGTCGCGGATGCTGCGGTTGCTCATGGTGTGTCGTCTTCCAGCGGGCCGGGGTCGGCTGGCGCGAGCCGCAGCGAGTACAGGGCGACGAGCACGGCGACCTTCAGGAGGGTGAAGCCGACGATGACCAGGGGCAGGGCTCTCACGCGTCGGCCCAGCTGCCGTTGGTGATGAACCCGTGTACGCCGCAACACTCGGGCCAGTAGACGGATGCGGTGATGGTCAATGGTTCGATCTGCACGAGCGTGTGTGCGCCGACGCCGGCGGGCCGCCAGCCGAAGCGCTCGCCAGGTGCAACGGTGTCGGGCCCAAGGATCTGGTCGCAGTCGTGCCAGACCCACAGGCAGTCGATGGTGTGCACGTGGTTCGACCAGTTGAGCCCCTGGTCGTTGTCACCCTCGGGGTCGTAGCAGTTCCACGAGTACGCGATCTTGTCCGTCAGGAATGCCGCGTTGACTGGCGAGTGATCGTTCCAGGCCATCGTGTCCCCTTCGACGTGGTCGCCGTTCTGATCACCGTGCCGCGGGTCAGGCGGACTGGGTGAGGTGCACGGCAGAGTAGTTCGCGTCTCACACCCGGTTGTCGGATTCGGCCGGCCATGGGGCGGCGCTGTGTCGTGTGTGTGGGTGGGACGCGAAGTGGGGGAAGTTGCCGAGGTCAGATTCGAACTGACGACCTCAAGGGTTATGAGCCCTGCGAGCTACCGGACTGCTCTACTCGGCGGCGGGAACAACGAAGCCCCAGAGAGCGAATGGGGGAATCTCTCTGGGGCTTCCGGGACGGCGGTAGCCATCCAACTAGGTGAACATTATCACGAATCTCACGGCCTGTCAGCCTCCGACACTCCGAACGTGTGTCTCGTACTCGGCTGCCCTGTTCTGTGCCGGCAGCAGGTCGTCGCGCTTGACCTGCATACGACCGGTTGGGCCCTTGTAGGTGCGCAGGTATCCCTTCGAGATCCACCGGTAGAGGTTCGATGGGGCTCGGTTGATGAGTAGAGCCGCTTCCTTCACGCTCAGCCACGGCTTGGCGTGCTCGATGCCGTTGCTCATGCCACCCACCGATCTGGCTTGCCGTGCTCGGCTCTCACTGACCGGATGTGGACCCGAAGCTCATCGGAGGGCTCGAACCACTCGCGCTGCCCAGCTACTCGGGCACTTGCGAACTGGCGGTGCCGTTCGCCTTCGATGTCGTAGCCGCCTGGTTCCACTGCCAGTAACTGGTCGTGGTGAATGGCTCGGAGTCGCTGCTTCAGGTCGATGGTGGTGCCGATCTTGATTCGGCCGCCAAATGCCACGTAGTACACGACCTCGCGTGGCCTCCGCTTCTCTCGCTTCGCGGCCTCCTCAACTCGCAGGGCATCCGCATCTGCGGCGCACTCGGCGTTCTGGCACTGCATCTGGTCGGCGCGCCGAGCGACGATCAGCGAACCGCACTCCTCACAACGTGACCGGATGATCGCAGGGCCACCTGTCACGGCCGCTCGGATCTCTGACCAATGAGCGGAGCAGATCCCGTGCTCACCCTGGCTGTCTTCGGCACCGCCCCAATAGTGCCATCCCGTGATTGAATTGGGCATCTCATCTGGTGTTCCTCCTTCTCAAATTCTATCGAGAGTGGCGAATTTAGGCTGCTGTGTCGTCGCGTTGCGCTTCCCGGATCGCGGTGATGAGTTCGGTCTTCCGCAGCTGGCGGACGCGGGGGACTTCGAGGTCGTCGCCGATGGCTTGGAGTTCGGCGAGCGGTCGCGTGGAGAGAATGTCGAACCGGCTGTGCTCGACGTACTCGGGGTTGAACGGTTCGGCGTCGTTCGGGTCGAGGGTGACGGGCCCCGCGGGTTCGACGACCGGTTCGGTGACGCCCTGCTGCAGCAGCACAGCGTGCTCGACGTCGTCCTGGGTGAGGACGGTGCCGCACTCGCTGTTCTGGCAGGTGACGGTGACGCGAGAGTGCACACCGGTCGGTGGCGTCCAGACGAGGTTGAGGTGCTCGCAGTCGGGGCAGCGGACGTGCTGCACGATGTGGGTGCGTTCCTCGAGCTCGTGGGCGTTCAGTGCGCTTGTCGCCGCCCGGGCGAACCTCACTGCCGCCTCGGCTCCCTTCGGTGTCGCGGCCCAGTAGTCGAGGCGGCCGGGGTAGCCGCGCAGGTGCGACTCGACCTCCTCGTACGCGAGGAACGGGGCGGGCAGGTTCACGTGCCCGGACGAGGCGGAGCGGATGCCGCCGTTGTCCTGCGCGACGGCCCGCTCGAGGCCCCGCAGGACTTCGGCTTTCTCGACGGTCCACTGCACCAGGGCGAGCTCGACGCGGCGGTGGCAGGCGGCGCACAGGCGGCCGACGGTCGCTTCTTTGGGGAGGCAGCCGGTGCAGGCGACCCATCCGCCGGCGCGGGCGTTCATCTGCCACCCATCGCAGATGATGCGGTGCTCGCCCTTGATGGTGCAGGTGCGCCAGTCGTCCATGCTCGCGGTGATGCAGATGTCGAGGTTCGGGTTCTGTTCTTCGTCGGTCATCTGGTGGCCTCCTTCTGGTGGCAGGTGCAGGTGGTGGACCCGCAGTTGTAGGGCGTCTTGCACTTCGCGCAGCACCGACCGACGGTCTCGTGCTCGTAGGTGGCGTGGGCGTGGATGCCGCCGTTGAATGTGCCTCGGAAGGTCATGCGCGGCTCCTCTCGTGGCACTCGCACGGGCACGGTGCGGGCTCGTCTTTCGAGATGTCCCAACCGGTGCCGTCGCAGTTCGAATGTTTGCCCGCGATGCAGTCGGGGTCCTTGGCGATGTTGGTGATCATTGGCCGTCCTCGCATGGGCAGGGCTTCTCGAGGAAGCAGACGGTGCAGAGCTCAGCGGGCTTGCGGAGCATTCGGCAGCGGTTGTGCACGACCTGGTCGTCATCGTCGTAGCGGATGAACTCGCCGGCTTCGAAGGTGTCGCCGCAGTCCTGGCAGGTGCCCGGGTAGCGGGCGAGGAACGCGCTCACGAGTCGGCTCCTGCCTTCGCGACGGCTTCCCAGAGCTGGCCTGTGGTGGAGAGAGCAAAGCAGTCGTCCGACTCGCAGACCGTGCACGCCTGGCCCCATCGGGTCTCGGCGCAGACGAAGCCGAACCAGCCGTAGGGGTGGTTGTCGTCGTCCCACTCGTCGAACTCGTCGCGGGCGTCTTCCTTGGGCTTGTGCCCGAGCGCGAGGCACTTCTCGCTGCCGGCCGCTTCGGCGAACCACCCGTCCAGGTTGTGGCCTGACCGGTCCTGAGCCCCACGAGCGAGCCAGTAGAAGACTTCCTCCTGCAAGTCCTCTTCGTCGATGGGTCGCGCCGCTGAGTAGCCCTCGCAGACTGGTTCAGAACGGGACTTCAGATTCTCCATAGCTGCCACCTCCCTGGTTCCACGTGTCGGTCGAGGCCGGCGCCTGCTGGTCCTGCCGCGGCGACGGGCCACCTGATGTGGCACGGGTGACCTGCGCGGTGGCGTAGCGAAGGTCAGGGCCGATGGCGTCGACCTCCAGCTCGATCGAGGTGCGCTTCTCGCCTTCCTTCGTCTCGTAGGAGCGCTGCTTCAGCTTCCCCGTGACGATGACCCGGGTTCCCTTGTCGAGGGCGGCGACGTGCTCGGCGAACTCGCGCCACACCGATGCCCGCAGGAACAGGGCCTCCCCGTCGACGTACTCGTTCTTCGTCTTGTCGAAGATGCGCGGGGTGGACGCGATCGTGAAGTTCGCGACCGCGAGGCCGTTCTGCGTGTAGCGGAGCTCGGGGTCGGCGGTCAGATTGCCGACAACGGTGATGATGGTTTCTCCGGCCATGGTCAGGCCTCCTTCGTGTGCTTGATCTGGTGGGCGTTGTCCCAGGCGATGGCGTCCATCACGTTGGCGGCTTCGATGTAGTCGCCGCAGGTGTTGCAGGTGATCTTCGTCATCAGCGGCTCACCTTCCGGTAGCTCTTGTCGAGCGTCGCGGCGGTGATGTGGACCCGGTTGGCGCGGCCCGCGAACTGGCCGAACTCGTCGACTCGGCGGTAGCGGTAGCCGGCCTCGTAGAAGCGGGTCGCAGGTGCCTTCTCGATGACCCGGATGCGCTTGCCGCCATCGCGGGGGTCGCGGCTCTCGAAAATCTCGTTGAGGTAGGGGTCGTTTTCGGTCATGATGCTTTGCTCTCTTCCTGGTTGGTGCGCTGCCGGGCGAGTTCCCGAACGCGTGAGTTGGCGGGTAGGCCGAGTCGGCGGCGGACCACCTGCACGGCCTGGTTGGTCATTCCGAGGCGCTGCCCGATGGCTGCGTCGGAGAGTCCGCGGGCGTGGAGTGCTTCGACGGATTCGCGTCGGGCTTCCTGGCCGGCGTTGGTGCGGGCTGAGGCGGAGATGACGACGTCGGTGACGGTGCAGCCGCGGTGTTCCGCTTCGGTGGAGAGCGCCCACCACTGCTCGGGGGTGAGTTTGAGTTCGATCTTCACGAAGCCACCTCCTCGTGCCAGTACTGCTCGACTTCGGCCCAGGACTTCTTCACGGACCCGAGCACGTATGCCTGCATGGATCGCGGCTTCGTGCCCGAGGTCTCGGCTTTCGCCATGATCCAGCCGACGATGCGCCCGGTGTCTTGCTCGCTGATGGGGTGACCGATCGCGGAGACGATGGCCCGCTGCACGGCACCGATGTCGGTGATCCCGAAACTGGCCCAGTGAGCGGAGTTATCCACAGGCATTCGATCGTCAGTCGATGCCTCGGCTGGAGTTTCTGTGACTAGACGGATGTGTGTGTCTGTAGTTGAGGGGTCGGGACTGGGACGGGACGGGACGGGGTGTTCGGACACCGGATCACTTCCGGCAGGTGTCCCGCTGGGACTCCCTTCGGGACTCCGGCGTCGGTCTCGTTGTGCGGCCTTCCGGACGCGTTCCGCCTCTCGATCGGACTCGACTTTCTCGCGTGACGGGTTGTAAGCGAGGAAGTCGTGAATCACGATCGCGCCCTTGCTCACGCGCATGCAGCTGCGGCAGTCGTGACCGTGGGCGTGCCACAGGCCGACTCTCACGAGCTCGTCGATGTCGACCTGTCTGGCCTCCAGTTCCGCGAGTTCGTGCTCCTCCAGCACGCCGTCCGTGAGGGCCCGCACGGCGTAGTTGCCGGCGAGGGTCCACAGCCCGATGCACTGCTGGCGGCGACGCTTCGGGATGCGAATGACCTTCTTCGAGACACCGAACTGGTCGTCGATCTTCTGCCAGACCATCAGGCAGCCTCCTTCCTGAGTTGTGCGCGCTGCCGCGGTGTGAGCCCGCCCCAGATGCCCTTGGTGATGCCCCGGTCCATGGCGTACGCGAGGCACTGCTCAGCGACCGGGCAGGGCTTGCAGATCTTCTTCGCCGGTTTCGCGGAGTCGCCCTTCTCGGGGAAGAACGGGTCACCACCCACCGATGCGCAGTTCGCGGACCCCATCCAGGGCAGCGGTTCCTCGCCCATCACAGGCCGTCCTCTCTGATTCCGAGCGACACCATGCGCATCAGCGCGGTTCCCTCGGGTACGGGGATGCGGTCGAAGCCCTCGAGCCAGTACCACTGCTCAGCGCCGTGCTCGTCACGGCCGAGGAAGGGGACGTCCTCGGGGCCGTAGACGGTCGCGTTGGACGACACCTCCCACCCGAATGTGCGGGCCTCTTCGGGGTGCTCGGTGATCCACCCGTGGCAGCCCGTGGTGCCGCTGCCGTCGAGGGCGATGAGGTTCTCGGGCATGTTGATCGGCGACCCCGCGCCACGCCCGCCAGCTGCTCGAGCTCGACGGTGCTGCAGGTTCGCGCCGAAGCCGATCACGCGGCCGCAGCGCTGACAGCGGTAGCCGTCCCGCTTCAGCACTCCGTTGCGGGTCGTCGTCGTGGGACCGGTCATCAGAACAGCCCTCCCGCCAGGATGGGGAGGTCAGGGGCGAGAGCATGCTCGGACAGGTAGTGCGCTCGGCACTGTGCCACGGCATCGGAGTGGTCGAACGTCGGGGTGCCGCGCCAAGGACAGTCGCAGGTCGGGTTGAACGCCATCACGCCACCGCCGATAGAGTGCGGGGATGAGCATGAGTGGTGATGACTTCAGGGGCTCGAAGGCCTCGCGCCAGTGGCGACCGAATCTCGACATCGACATCGTTGGTGAACTCTCGATGGCCGCCAACCGGCTCGAAGAGTTGGAAAAGAGCGGCACCGTTGATCGCGACGTGCTCACGGTTCTGAAGCACCTGCAGGCTGCCGTGCGCGATCTGGCGATCTACTCCGGCATCGACTACGACTGAACTCGTCATACCTCCACCTCCTCGAGCTCGGTGATCATCACGACGAAGTGGGCGGTGGCGTCTGCGACGTACCGGATGGCCGGTGCGTCTTTCCGCATGTGCTGCGGGTCGTCGTCGGTCACGAGGCGGGCTGAGGTGCCGCGGTCGGAGCCGATGCCGTCGTAGATGGCCTTCGCGAGGGGGAAGATGTTGTCCGCGTCGCGCTTCCGCTTGTCGCCGACGACCCACACGACCTGCACGGCGCAGGCGGGGAGTTCGCCGAGGCGGAGTGAGCGGACGCGGAGCATGACTTCCTGCCGGATATCCTCGGTGGACTTCGCTTTGCGGCGCCAATGGACGCGGTCGTTGGCGTGGAGCCCCTTCGGGGGTCGCGGGTAGGCGAGGGTGAAGGTGTGGATGTCGCCGACGCTCATGAGGGCACCGCCTCGGTGTTGAGCTCGCGGAAGACTCCGCGAATGACGGTGAGGATCTCCGCGGATGCGCCGGCCTCGCGTGCTGCGGCTCCGAGTGCGGCGACGGCGTCCTTGTCCTTCCCTGCGAGGCGGAGCTCACTGATCCAGTCGCGGCCGGACTCGTCGACCGGTTCTTCGTCCTGCACCGGGGTGGCGTAGGCGGATCGGCCCGTCTCGAGCTCATGGAGGCCGAGGGCCCGCCAGAATGCGTCGATGGTGAAACCGGGCCAGTCGCGCGGTTCCTGCAGCTGCAGCCGGACGGAGCGCACCTTGGAGACGGTGTAGCTGCCGCGCTCGGTCATGTGGATGACGGCGTCGACGTCGTACGGGAGGCCCTTCTCGGCCTTGACCTTCCACACCTTCTCGCCGGTGGGACCGGTCTTGCCGGTGCGCGGGTCCTTGCCCATCGCTGCGACCTCCTCGTAGCGGGCGGTGATGATCGCGGGGCCGTCGTGGGCTCTGAGTGCGTCGATGATGGCGCGCCAGTGGGCCTTGTGCTTGTTCCAGATGTCGACGGTGATGGTGGCGTCTTCACGCTTCGCTCGACGGTTGGCGTCGTTCTGGGCGTTCTCGCTGATCGCGTCCCACACCTTCGTGCCGGAGTCGACGACGATGAGGGTCGGCTTGGCCCCCTTGGGTTCGGCGGCGACTTCGCGGATGAGCTTCTTGAGGGCGGGGATGGTGCCGTCGTGTTCGACGATGTCGAAGTTGGCGCCGGGGATGGCCCCGTACTCGTCGGGGTCCTGCTCGCCGTAGCCGAACCAGAGGGTGCGGTCGATGAGGTCGCTGGCGGAGGCGAGGGCGGCGAGGAACGACTTGCCGGACCCTTCGCCGCCTGCGGCGAGGATGAGGGGCCAGGACGGCTTGCCGGTGGGTTTGCGGGTGGTGATGGTCATGACTGCAGGAGCTCCTGGTTCGCGTAGATGTGCCAGAGCGGCGGTTGGAGAGGTAGGGGGGACGGCTCGTAGCCGCGCCACACACCGGTCGAGAGGGCCTCGGCGAAGAGGTGCCGGGCCTTTCTGGCTCTGGCGGCGCCGATCTCGCCGAACTCGTTGGAGAGCTCGTGGACCTTGACGAGGTGGGGTGGGTCGGACTCGACGACGATGAACTTCATGCGTGCGGAGAAGTCGCCGGTGGCGAGGCCGTACGTATGGAGGTAGTGCTCCTGCTGCACGTCGTAGCCGAGATTCGCGACCTGCTTCGAGAAGGACTCATCGTCGGCGGCCGTCCCGATGGTCTTCAGGTCGATGCACCAGGGGTCCTTGACGCTCTCGTGGGGGAGGTAGTCGAACCGGGCCCGGAGGCGAACCCCGGTGTCGGGGTCGGTGGCGAACACCGACGCTTCCGGGTTGCCCAACTGCTCGAGGAGCTCGCGCGCCTCGGCGTTGGCGAGGACCGCCTCGGCCATCGCGTCAACTTCGGCGGCGGTCTGCTTCTTGATGGGGACGAGGCCCTTGGATCGGGCGTCTTCGATGAACGCCTTCGCCGCATTCGTGTTCGTCGACCCGGTCGCGGACAGCTTGTCCTCCGGGATGACGACGACGTCGGCACCGACGCCGAGTACCTTGGCGTGGGCGGCGTGGCCGACGTCTAACTCGGCCTTGGGCTTCTTCGGGTGGGTGAGCTCGTACTGCAGGGTGGCCGGCGACTTGAGGATCGCCTTGGCGCGGGTGGAGCTGAGCTCCATGTCGGCCGAGTGGTAGATCGCATCGGCCATCCCGTACACGACACCGTCTCTGGTGGTCGTGGTGGTCATGGGTGTCTCCTTCCGAGACGGTGTGCTCCGAGTGCTGCGGCGGAGCCGGCGGCGATCAGGGAGCAGATGGTGTTGAGTCCGCCGATGGGTGCGGCGGTGAGGGCGAGGGCGAGTGCCCCGAAGGTGACGGTGAGGGCGACGAAGAGACGATCGATCACGAGAGGACCGCCCGAATTTGTGCCTCAACGTCGTCGGGCAGTGTGCGGAGACCGAGAGCGCCTTTGAATGGGATCGGCGCAGTCAGTGGCCGCGGATCTGCGAGCCGCAGGTGCCACAGATCGCCCGACTCGGCCCAGCGGCTGCACCACCCGAGCCCCGCCGGTCTGCACTCCCCATTCCCCTGGGTGCGGTGCGCGCCGACGAGGTCGACCACGCCGAGGATTGCGCCGTAGACGAAGCGAGGGTCCTCGGGGTCGAGGTCGTCAGCCACTTCCCACAGGTAGTCATCGCTGACGCGGTACCCCTGGATCTCGGATTCGATGGCGCGCACGACCTCCGGGTAGCCGCCTCCCTCTTCCTCGAACACGGCAAGACCCGCATGAATGGCGATCGGTCCGCGGTAGTCGCCAGCCAGATTCCGTACCCGGTTCTCGACGTCCTTGCCGCCGTGGATGATGGCCCACGCCCACGGCTGCCGAACGGTCAGGACCCTCATGCGTCGGCCTCTTCGGCTTCGAACCAGAACCGTTCCCCCACCTGGGTCGAGTTGCACAGGCCCTCCGCGTACGCCTCAGCGGTGCGGTAGTCGGAGAACTCGTGGCCGGTCTCTTCCCGGTCGAGGGTGCGGTCGGTGTTGCGCTGGTACCGGTAGATCGTCCACGTGCGGGTCGGGATCGTGTCGCGGAGCGGGTTGCGGTCGGCCATGGACAGGAGGGCATCGGTGAGGAGCGTCATGATGCCACCACCGCGTCCGGCTTGATGAGGAGAAGCTCGGGGTGGCGTGAGTGCTGCTCGGTGAGCGGGAGGCGAAAGAGCTCCCAGTCGCCGTCACCCTCAGCACGGATCGTGTAACCGCGCTTCTGGTCGCGCTCACGGTCGCGGTTGCGCTCGTAGAACCGCGACCAAGCCTGCTCTTCGGTTGCGCAGTGCACGGTGCCATCGGACCTAGCCCCGACGCAGACGCCGTCGATGCACCCGCAGGGCTCGACCAGCATCCACCTCTTGGGGATTTCGACGGAGACGGTCTTCTTTTCGTCGGTCATGAGCAGGGCTCCTCGGGGATGCGGTGGTAGCAGGTGCGGTGTTCGGGGGTGCTGTAGAGCGGGGCGCGGAGGCGCTCGCACTCGTCGCACACGTCGCGGATGGTCACAGGGCGACCTCCTTCACCACGTACGAGGTCCGGTTGTCGGACGCCCGGTACAGGCGGATGGCGTGGCTGAACGCGACGTCGAAGAGTCGGGTGGAGGAGACGACCCGGCCGGTGCGGAACTCGCACACGTCGAAGCGGCTCATGCGGTCACCGCCTCGAACCAGCGCGACAGGAGCCATGCGACGGCGGCTTCCTTGTGCTCGTGCTTCGGCTCCCAGGACGCCATGATCGCTTTCGCGTGGTTGATGGCAGTCTTCGGGTCGACGTCGGTGCGCGGAGTGAGTCGGGCGAGCTGCACGCCCTTGAAGAACCAGTCCGTGACGAACTCGCACCAGGGGGCGGCGGCACCCTGTCCGCGCCAGCGCTTGAAGTCCTCAGGGACGGTCGCATAGTCGGGCATCAGGATGGACATGTCGCCGCCGAACGCGAGAGCGACTGCGGGAACATCGGTCGGCTGGTCGAAGCCGTCGTTCCGAAGAGTGCGCGTCGTCATGCTGCGGCCTGCGCTTCCTGCTGCTCCGGGACGATCTCCCAGACGGTGGCGGTCGCACCCGACGGCGACGGCCGGCGCACCTGCACACCTCCGGCGTCCTCCACCGCGCGCACGAGGCCAGCGCGGTGCAGTTCCGACAGGCGCCGGCTCACTGAGTGCACCTGCACGTCGGGCCAGTCGTTGACCATCCGCCACGAGAAGTAGGCGTCCTGCAGCTCGAACGAAGTGCGCGGCTCCTCCGCGAGCAGCCCGAGGATGGCGTCCTTCACGCGCTGGTTCCGGGAGGCGTTGCGCACCTGGAACTCGGCGGCAGCGACGGACGCGTCGGGGTCGTTGCGGTGCGCCAGTGTTCTCACCTCGGCTCTTGCGGTACCGTTGATTTCAGACATTGGATGTGAGTCCTTTCGTTGTTGGAGCCCCGGTTGCCCCCGGGGCTTCTTTCATGTGCAGGGGAGTGCGCTCAGGCGGCTGTTGCGCGGGCCGGTGGCTCGTCGGGCAGCGATCTGAGCCACCGCAGGCCTTCTTCGAGCGTGATCATCGCCTTCGAGTCGGGGTACTGGGGGACGAGGTTCCCGGCTTCGATGTGCTTGTACACGACGGTCTCGCCGCGGCCGCATGCCTTGGCCCACTCGGGGACGGAGTACGCGGCCCGGTCGAAGGTGATGACGAACTTGTCGTCGAGGGGTACTGCCTGGGCGGCTTTCATGCGCCGGCTCCTTTCAGGAGGTGGTCGGGGCGCAAACGCAAAAAGCCACCGACACGCACCAACTCGGACAGAGTGAGATCGCTGGTGCCGTCGAGGCGCGATTCCATGTCCGAGGGGTGAATGTCGGTGGCTTGGGCGAGGGTGGAGGTGTCCACACCAGCGCGGCGGGAAGCGCGAGTTACGTTGCGCCCCACCGCTTCTGCGGTTGCTCTTCTATCCATATATGAACAGTAACTGACCAAACGCGGATAGGCAAGCGTGTGCGGGTCACATCTGGCTACTTTTTGGTCACTCTCGCCGATAGGCTGTCTGATCGTGGACAGCAAACAGTCGAGCATCAACCGCGCGATGGCGGAGGAATTAGACGGCGAACGATCGAGCCTGCGGGACAGCGACGGCAAGAAGATCAGCGTCGAGCGCTTCGCCGCCGAGTCGGGGATCGCCTACAGCACCATGCGCCGCATCCTCGCTGCGACCGTCGACGTCAACGTGGGCGATCTCCTCGCCATGGTGGGGGTCATCAACCTCTACCGCCGCGCCCCGATCACCTCTGCCGACCTCGTCTCGCGGGCTGTCGAACGAGCTGGTGGCATGGACAAGATCAACGCCGAGTTCGGCATCACCCCGATCGATCTCCCTCCGGTGTCGGAGGAACCCGCTACAACTGATGACCTGGCGGCACGTCGCCGGAAGCAGGAAGCGATCAAGGCGATGACGCCGGAGGAACGGGAGGGGTTGCGCAGTGCCGCTACGACCGACCCAGAGTTTGAACAGAACGAACCTGACCCCACCTGAGATCGGCCGGAAATACGACCCGTTCGAGCACGCCGACATGCTCGGCATCCAGGTGCTGTTCGACGACATCCGCACCGCGAACGAACGCTGGTACCCGGACTTCCACACCCTGATCATCCAGAAGGGGCTCCGGTCCGTCCACCAGCGGAACGCCTGCGCCCACGGTCTCGGTCACGCAATCCTCGGACACCCGGACGACAGGCCCAAATACGAAATCCAGGCCGACCGGGTTGCGGCTAACAACCTGATCGACCTGGACGAGTGTGTAGAGCTGATGAAGTGGACGCCGGACTGTCACCGGCTCGCGCTCGAGCTCGGGGTCACGACGAGGTTAATGAGGACGTTCCTGAACGTCCACCGTCTGGCAGGTTGACGAGCGCGGACACCTGCCCGACCGCGGCCGTCAGGCGGGTCTTGTTGCCCCTCGATTTGTAGCTGCGGGACTGGCCCTTCGCGGAGTGGCCGGCTATCTCGATGATGAGGTCTTCGGGGACTCCGGCTTCGTAGAGAAGATCGATCGCGGTGTGGCGCCCATCGTGGAAGCGGATGTCCGGCACTCCGGCGCGCTTGAGTAGTTCGTGCCAGAGGTCCTGCACCTTTCGGGGCTCGAGCGGGCTGCCATCCGGGTTGCGGAAGACCAGCCCATGAGGGTTCGGGGTGGCTGCGTCGCGTTCGAGTTGTCGCTGCATGGCCGCGGCGAGGATGTCTGCCATGGGGATGACACGGTACCCGGACTTCGACTTCGGGCGGGTGAGCCATAGCCCCCCGGTGACGTGCCTGAGTTCGTAGTTTGCGGGGGCGTCGATCTTGCGTTGCTCGCACCGGGCGCCGTACTTCCACCCGCAGCGTGGGCTGCATCCGTGTTGCCAGGTGAGGCGCTGCAGCTGCCAGGACACTTCGATGCTGTCGGTGACGCGGTCGAGCTCGAGGCCGCAGAGTTCACCTTGTCGGGCGGTGGTGAGGAAGATCGCGAACCAGAGCGCCTCGTAGGGGTCATCGACAGCGGTGCGGAGTACCTGAATGGACTGATCCACGGTGAGGGCGTCGAGGTCGGCGACGTTCTTCCTGGGCGCCTTCATGGCCGTGGCGACGTTGCGCGCAAGCTTTCCGTCTTGCACGGCGACGGTGAGCGCCCCGGAGAGGATGCGGTACACCTGCAGGGCCGTGGTGGATGACCTGCCGGACGCGGTGATGCTGTTGCACATGGCCCGAATGTCGGCGGTGGTGAGCTTCCCGAGCTTGATTCCGCCGACGTGGGGGAGGATGTGGTTCTTGATGAGCGACTTGTAGTTATTCGACGTCTTGGGGACGGTCTCCTTGACGCAGACGTTCGTGAACCAGTAGTCCATCCACTCCGCGACAGTCATGTCCCGCGTCGGGAGGTCGCCGCTCTTCTTCTTCTCGGCCTGCAGCTCTTGGAGCTTGGCGAGCACGACCCGCTTGTCCTTGGATCGGACGATCTTCTTGCGGCGCTTACCGTCGTCGTAGCGGGGGAGCTCGATGACGGCGGTCCAGAGTCCGCGGCCGTCTTTGAAGATCGAGCCCTCGCCGGCGCCGCGGCGCACCTTCTTCTTCACCACCATGCGAAACTCCTTATTTCGGGTCGGTATAAGCGATTTCGATCTTCACCTCAGCTGCTCACGCACGGGGATGTCGACCACCTCCGCATAGGCCGGGATGTCGCGAGAGGTGTGAGGGCCCCAGTCCGGGTCGGAGTCAACGCGCCACATTCCCGACGGCCGCTTCGTCCACTGAGAGCCGTGATGGGTGCGAACTACGGTGCCCGCGGGCATGGCATCAAAGTCGGCTGGGGTCTTCACTGGTCGGCTCCTGCCCGCTCGGTGATGATGAGGCTGTTCACTGCGGCCCATGCGTCATGCATGCCCTCGACGTAGGCCGCCATGCCCTTGTCCTCGACCACACCCGCAGGGGTGAGCGTCAGTTCCGCATTGAGCGACGGCGCATCCTTGACGATCTCGGCCAGCGCATCCCTCAGGGCCTCAGCGCGGGCTTCGGCCCGGGCGGATGCGTGAGCGGCTTCCATCTGGGCGATGTGGTTGAGATGCTCGCCGAGTAGACACGCGAGGGACCGCTCGGATGCGTCGATCATCCCCGCCAAGCGGTCGGCGCGCGCCTCCTCGGTAGCCGCGTTCCAGCGGGTCGCGAACTCCCCAGGCGTCGAGGGCCACGCGTTGATCTGACCGCAGGTCGTCGCGCCGGCGAGCGTGGTCGACTCTGCGAGTTGTGCTTCGAGTTCGGTGATCCGTTCGTCGCGGGACCGCACCCCAGCCACCAGGGCAGGGACAGCAGTGCGAGCGGCGGCTATGAACTCGGCGTTTGGGGCGGTCAGCCATCCAGCAACCTGGCGACCTCCCACTCCGAGCTCCGTCGATTCCTCCTCGATGAACAGGCCGTGTTCGCCGCTCTCGATTGCGTCGATCTCCCATGGCCCGGGTGTGGCCTTCTCTGCGAGTTCTTCGATGCGGGCCAGGTCGTCAGGGGTGAGAGATGTGTGGTCACTCATGAGCGGACCTTCTTTGGCTCGGCGCGTGTGGTGCTGATGCACGCGACCTGGTTGTCGGTCATAACCACGTCGTGCGTCCATATGCCTGTCCACAGCAGCTTGATGGGCTTCTTGCAGTGCTTGCAGGTCGCCCGCTTCGGGGCTAGGTCGTCAGGGGTGAGAGCGGTCACCATGGCTTCACTCCCTCGTCCTCGCGCTCGTGCAGGTACTCAGCGAAGGTCCGAGCGCTCTGGAGCTTCGACAGCGCGCTGGCTACCTCGTGCTGGGCGTCGATGATGTCCTGGCGGGCATTCGCGTGCTTCTGCTCCCACGTCGGCCCGGCTTCGATGCGGACGAACCGCCGCTTGACGAGGCCGTGCTGCGAGGGGATCTCCTGCCAGTGCTCGCGCGGGATGCTCTCCCTGTTCTCGTTGTAGCCGAGCTCGCGGTATCCGTCGGTGTTGAAACGGAGGGTGGCCGTGGCGGCTTCGGTTGGGGTGAGCACGTGCCGATCCCCGCCGGAGGTCCAGAAGGTGTCGGCCAGATAGAGGGTTCCGTCTCCCCGCTCGGCTACAGTGGCGACACCCTCGCGGCAGTGGCGGGCAGGGCGACCGGTGTAGTCGACGTCCGGGGTGTAGTCGACCACGTCGCCGATGACGAACGTGCCGGCGGCAGAAGCGGTCACGAGGACACCGCCAGACGGGCCGTCAGCTTCTCCTCGATCGCGTCGGCGATGGCGTCGTACTCGTCTGCCCAGCCGAGGTACTGGTCGGCGACACGGGCGGCGATGTGGATGCGCACCTCGGCCGTCCCGTAGTGAATGCCGGTGTACTTCATCGGAAGGCCGCAGGTGGCCGTGCGGTGGAGGTCACGCAGGTATCGGGCCTCCTCTCTCGCAGCCTTCGCCCGGGCGCGCTCCCGGTCGTACTCGGTCAGTGCGTTCTCGTTCATGGTGTGCCTCCTCAGGCGGCTAGCGGCCAGGCGTGCGCCAGGCATCGGCCGGCGTGGATGAACAGCGACGCTGAACCGCAGACGACGCAGTGAGAGCGAGTGACTGGGTGGCTGACGCCGCACGTTCCGCAGAGGGTGATCGCGATGCCGGTCGGTGTGGAGGCGGGGACGCCGTTGTCCCCCGCGCCTCTTCTGGTGACACCGCCGATCGGGTCCTCCGCGGCGGCTCTTCTGTGTCCGAGGTTGGTATCCTGCATTGTTCGTTCCTGGTTCTGTCAGGGGCGATTCGAGGGCCGTAGCGTTACCGCGCTGCGGCCCTTTCTTGGTGCATTCTCGCCGTGTATTCACCGCTACAAACCCGGGCGGGCGTGTGCGGGCACATCTGACACTCTAGTGCTCACATATGAACGAATGCAAGCCAGAACAGGACCATTTCGTCTGACTACGGATCAGAAGGCCAGGGGTTCGAATCCCTTAGGGCGCACACCAGAAGCGGCTCGCGAAAGCGGGCCGCTTCGTCGTTGGCCACGTTCGATGGCAATCTTTGCCAACGGCGGTACCCTTGACCCATGGTGACGATGAATGTGTCTCTGCCGCCGGCGCTGAAGGATTTCGTCGAGTCGCAGGTGGGGGAGCGGTACGGCACGAGCAGCGAGTTCGTGCGTGAGCTCATCCGCCGCGAACAGGCGCGGGAGGAGTTGCGCGGCCTCATCGTCGACGGGATGACCTCGGGGTCGGGTTCCGAACTCGATGGCACCTACTTCGAGCGGCTGCGTGACCGCATCCGACGTT